TTTAAATCCAAACTTAGTAGCGTCAAAGCCTATCTTGTTTAAACCAGTTTTAGTGAACTCGCTAACAAATTTACTTACTCCTTCAGTTACAGTACCAAAAGCAGTCTTAGCACTAGTAACATATGCACCTGCTTTGCCTATTACAAACTGTGCGCCTTTAAGTATTTGTGCGCCTATTGGACCCATAGCTGTTAAAGCTCTTGCCGCTATGCCGCCCACGCCCTTTAATAAGCCACCTAAAATTGGACCCAGCGGTATAAACATAAGAGCTATCTGACCGACAATACCTATTTTGTCCATGAACTTACCAACTTTCATAGCTACTTTCTTAATGCCTTTGCCAATCTTTTTAAAGACCTTTTTAACGCCTTTAAATATTTTACTAAAAAAGCCCATTTAATTCTCCTTTATATCTAGTCTAAATTTTTAACAAGGTCTAAGATTGGTGATATACCAATAGCACCTTTACCTGCTACATCATTAGAAATAGCAGTAGCATACAACGTAGTAGTTCTTTGCTCTTCATTTTCATAAGCTTGTCTTAAATACGCAGCTTCGTCTCTTAGTTCTTGCCACATAAAATTCTGATCGGCTGCTGAAATCTGAAAAGCTTTAGCAGCATTTTCTTGATTAGTAGCATTCTCGGCTGCTGTATTAATAGTATTTGCTGATCTACGCCACTGCACATTTGATTGTTCTATAGCTTGGGCATTTGCAGCATTCCATTGATCTCTTGCTGTATCTTGTTGTTCGTTAAACGTATCAATTTGTACATCTATTTGGTTATTAAATTTACCTGTATCTATAGCATTGCCAGCGTTTATAGCGGCTACTCTGTTCTTTTCAGCAGTATTAAATTGTGCCATAGCATTGCTTTGCGTAGCATTAAACTGTTCAATTTGAGAAGCTAGGCTTGCATTAAACTGATTTACTTGATTTTCAGATGTAGCATTAAATTGCCTAGCTGCATTTGTGACGCTTTGATTAGATAATATTCTTTGCTGCTCTACTTGTGTGTCTAGTATTAATGCTTGTTGTTCATTACTTAGATCAGTCATATCTCTTTGTAGAAAATTCTGAGCTTGAGTAACAGCTAACTTAGTTCTTTGATCTGCTGCTGCCAAATCTAAACCCGCAAGTGCAGTAGCGTCTTGCATTATACCTTGTTGTCTTGCGCTAAAATCAGCTAGGGACATACTTTGTATAAACTTACTGTTTGCTAATTCTACTTGTTGAGCATCAGAAAATTTAGTCAAGTCCATACGGGCCACCATAGAAGCGTTCTCTACTGCTCTTTGTTGGTCTGCGTTTAATAATGCTGTACCCATCTGCGCTGCAATATTAGCAGATGTTATATTTGTCTGCATCCTAGCGTTTAGGTTTGCTAACTCTGTTTGCTGGGCCGCAGATAAATTTTCTGAACCTGCTTGATTCCGCGAAGTTAAATTTGCCAACCTCATTTGTTGATCATTGCTAAGATTAGCTGTCTTCATTTGCTGATCAAAGGCGGCATTCTTAGATATAAAATCAGCAGCTACCTGCATTTCAGCAAGACGCTCTTGGTTTGCAGCAGACATGTTTTGCTGTTCAGACTGATTCTGTATTTCTAGGTTAGCTAATTCTATTTGCTGACTATTGCCTAGATTCTGAGCTACAGAAGCATTTTCATTTTGTGCATTAAGTTCAGCAGTTCTTTGTTGATTTTGTAAATTAGTTAATCTTTGTTCTTGTTGCTGTTGAAAAGATAAAGTATCTCTCTCTTGTGTAAATTGACTTTGGAGAACTTTTAAATTCTGTGAGAACTGAGCAGTCTGCGACTCAGCGGTTTGCCTGTTAGCTAAATTGTTTGACCTTCTATTAGCTTCTGTTTGCGCTCTTTGCAAATTAGCCTGTTGTTCATTAGATAGGTTCTGTGTTGCTCTAGCTTGTAATGCTTGTGCATTGCTTTGTGCTATAGGTAAAGCACTTTGTATAACAGCATTAAAAAGCGCATCTCTTCCTACTGTAGAAACATCCATGCCTCTTTGAGCAAGTCTTTGATTGATAGAATCAACAGCAGGTCTAGCCCATGTGGGTATAGTACCTGACTCCATCCCCGCTAATAGTGTTTCCATTTGTGAGGATACTAGAGCCTCTGGAGGAAGTGCAGCTATTGCTGCTATTACTTCAGGCGGTTCATTGTCTATCTGAGCCGTAACTGTTGCTGGGTCTTGAATTATAGATTGAGCAAGGTTAGAATTAATACCTGCTGTTTCAGCAGTAAATTTAATTGCAGCATCTTGAGCTGCTATACCTGTAACCGTTCTACGCTGGTAAGCATCGTAGCCTATACTATCTGTAATTTTAGCAGCTTCACTATCAGCAGCAGTACCTGTAAGTTCTGCTCTAGTTTGTTTTTCAGCATCTGGTGTTGCTGACAAATTAACATCTTCTCTAAGATTTACTTTGTCTATAAACGAACTGTCGCTTATTCCTACATCAGTAGTTCTTTTAGAAAGACCACTTGTAGCTTGATCAAGACTAAATTGTGCAGCTTGTGTGCCTTTAGTTAGCTCTCGTATTTCGTCTACTGTAACTGGTGGGCGATTTAAGTCTGTTGCAAATTGTGGGCTATTAAGAACATCTGCTAAGAAAGCATTGTAACTACCCGGAGAAACTACACCTGCTTTTGCGGCTTGTGCAAGAGCGGCTGTAGCTGCTGTAAATGTTGAAGCAGGTACATTTTCTGGGGGTGTAATATCTTCATAATCATCTAACTGTTCTATGTCTGGCGTTGCTGTAACTGTTCCGGCAGCAGTAGGGCTAACTTTAGCTGTAGTCCTGTCATCAAATAATAAAGAAGGGTTTACACGATCATAGTCTTTAATGAACGCACCTGCCGCTGCTGTTCCGTCTGCTTTAGTACTAACATCTACGTTAGCTAGTTGAGCAGCATCTGCGGCATCTAGCCTTGCTTTAGCAGCAGCAGCGTCTCGTTCTCTATCCATATTACGCATTGTAGTATCAGCAAAAGGATCAGGAGCTGTAGGTGCTTGTCCTGCGGCTACTTGATTTGATCTCCCTACTTCTGCTGTTATTTGATCTGCTGTAACTCCAAATCGTGTTGCTGCTTGATCTGCTGTTATTGTCCCTGCATTAATAGCTGCTATTACTTGGGCTGCTTCAGCACCAGTATAGTCACCATCAGCAGGTATAGAGGCAAGATTAAAAGTTGCAGCAGGTGGAGCAGCAGCAGGTGGGAATACTGTAGCTATTTGTTGAGCATCAGTCATGCCTGCGAAACGTGGGTCGTTGGCAAGAACCTCCATAGTTGCGCCAGTAGCTGGGTTTGTAAGAGTTTTCATACCACCAGCTTGAATTTGATCAAACTCTTCTTGAGTGCTTGGACCGCCTGCCGCTGGTGTAGGTTTAAGTAGTCCTGTTACTGGATTAATATTACTCTGCGGTGTTCCGGGGAGCGGAGTTCCAGCAGGAGCAGGAGCAGGAATAGGTGTAGCGGCAACAGGTGCAGATGCAGGTGCAGGTGCAGGTGCAGGTGCAGGTGCAGCAGCGGCAGGTGCAGGAGCAGGAGCAACAACAGGTGCAGGTGCAGGTGCAGGAGCCGTGTATCCTGAAGCTTTATTTATATCAGCTAATGCTGCTGTTACTTCAGCCCCTGTAAAACCATATTGTGCGCCAATTTGATCAGCATTTTTTGCACCTGAATTAAGATCAGCTACAGCTTGGTCTATATCTGCTTGAGTAAAACCTCCAGTTTGAAACGCAACACGACCACCCTTACGATAGTCTGCTCTTTTCTTTTGCGCTCTTGCTCTTTTCTTAGCCATAATAATTCCTATTTATTCCTTTCCACTTTACGGATTTTTTCTACTGTTCTCATGGAACCCAAGCCGAGCATACCAAGTAATACTGGCATCATAGTTGAGACATCAATTAATGGTATAAGTACATCTGATCCTGCTAAAGTCATTACAAAATTACCCATAGGAATTAATATAAAATTTCCTGCAAGCCCCAGACAGCATGTCCATCCCACGGCTGGTCGCCACCCGGATACAAAGAGACTATTATTTTTTGCCTCTTCTTGGTTGACTGCAATCTGTGCCATGACCTGTTCTTGACTGTGCCTCTCAGCCATCGTTGCAATTTCGTGACTAAGCTTTTCACGCAGGTCTTTATCCGCTATGCTTTTATCCAGCAAAGTAGAGATTGGACCTACTAAACTACTAATTAAATTTAACATTATAATATAAAAGCTACAATAAATAGAATTATAATACCTACACCTATAGAAATAACTTTACTTCTAGTTGCAGTTACAGGCTCTTTAAGTTTTGCTTTAGTTTCAATAACAAATGCTTTTAGTTGATCTAAAAAGTTTAACATTATTTTCCCCATCCCATGTAAATACCTATAGCTAATGCAGTTAAAATTGCTGTTGTAATGGCTCTAGCTATTGTATGCCCTATTGTCTGCTTTGTAGCTCTCCAAGTATCTAGTAAGCTTCTTAATTCTCTGACATCGTTAGGCGCGTCAACGTCTGACAGCCCTATTTCTTTTAGAGCTTGCTTTGCACCTTGTTTAGCGGCATCTTGTATAACTAATTTTATTTCTGCTTCAGTCATTTCAATTACCATTTAACCTTGTTGGCCCAATAAGCGGCACTCATTTTACCTTTAGCAATGTTCTTACCATGTCGAGCTTTAAAACTTTTTCTCTTTGCTTTCATCTTTGCAGACTCCCCTGCCTTTGGTTTGCCTGCTGTGCTTGCTCCTTGTTCTCCGAAGCGTATTATTTTTTGTTTACCGTCTGCACATGCTTTAACTATATGAGATTTTTTAGCGTGGCTTGGTGTGCGCTTTGGTTTATTACAAGCCATTTTCTTCTTGTCTACTTTTTTAGTTGCCATGTTAGTCCTCTTCCTCTGGGTTTATTAATTCAAGAGTCAGGCTAGTTTTAAAAATGTCCAGAAGACCTATTAGGGACTCTAGAGGAAGTCCATC